CGATGGCGCCGTCCAGAGCGGACAGCTTGTCCCCGATCCAGGAGAAGAAGCTGCCCACCGCCTCCTTTGCGGAGTTGAACGCCCCCACGATGCTGTCCTTGATCCCACCGAACACGGTCTTGATCCCGTCCCACAGCTCTCCGGCCTTGGCCTTGACCTTGTCCCAGTTGGCTACCAGCAGCGAGATCGCCGCAATGGCCGCAACGATTGCCAGGACAACCGGATTCGTAGCGACGATGGTCCCCACCGTGGTGGCAAACAGCTTCACGGTTTTCACGGCGTTCATCACGCCGCTGGCAAACTGCGCCACTTTCACGAGGGTCAGCGCGGTCCCCAGCCCTACCACCCATCGCTTGATGGTATCGCCGTGGTCCAATACCCACTGGAAGGCGTTGCCCGCCATCTCTCCGGCTTTGGCCAGCCCCTGGTCCAGCTTCTGGGCCAGGGCGTCCATCGTCCCGTCCTGACTCCACTCCTGGAATTTAGCCAGGACGCTCTCCGCACGGTCGTTCAGCCAGGCCAGGGCGGAGCCCGCCCGGATACTGCCGTCCTCCTGTACGCCGAAGAGCCGCATGAGGCTGTTTTTCGCAATGGCGCTGGCATTGCCCAGCTTCGCCGTCGTGGCGGAGAGGGCCGCCTGGTTCTTCCGGGATTGGACCAACTGCTCGTTGTTCCGGTAGAAGGCGTCCGCGGCGTCGTCATAGCTGCCGGTCAGCGTCTCCAGGAGGATCCGGTTCCGCTCCGCCTCGCTGGAGGTCCGCTCCAGCCGTTCGTTCATCTTGTCTTCGCTGATCCCCACCCAGTTCAGGGCGTCCGCCAGCACGCCGGTGACCTTGCCCACCTTGGCCGTCTCGTTGGTGGCCTCAATCAGTCCCTCAATGGGCAGGCTGTCGCCGAAGGTGCCGCTGACGCCGGCGGCCACCCGGGTCCACTTTGTCACATCCTGCTCGTTCTGGACCAGCTTGCTCAGCAGCTGGCTGGCCTCCGTGGCCGTGTCCGTGTCTCCCAGGATTTGATAAAACTCATTGTAGGCGGTGGCCGCGGTCTCCGCGCTGTATCCCGCCGCCTCATAGGCGGTATTCAGTTTGCCCTGGGCGATCCGGTACTCCTCCGTGGCGCTGTCCATGGCCAGAAACGCCGCCGTTACGGCGCCGGCGGAGGCGGCGCCCCACTTGACAAAGCTCTTGGTGGCGCTGCCTAGGGCGGAGACGGCCCGGTTTTTGAAGGCCACCACGCTCCGGGTGGCGCTCTCCATCTCCCTCGTAACACCCGCCGTGTTCCTGGCCGCCCGGATCAGGCCGCCGGACATATTGTCCCGCAGGTTCAGGATGGTGTTGATGACTCTATTCGCCATGCCGCCCTCCTCCCGTCAGCGTCCGCGCCACCGCCGCCTGCAGCAGCGCCGCCTGTTCGTCGTAGTACAATGCCCGCGCCCCCTGCAGAAAGCCCCGCTCCGCCGGTGTGGCGGCCGCCAGCACATCCAGCGGCACGCCCCGCACGGCGTAAAACGCCATCAGTTCCAGCAGGGGGTCGTGGGCAATCAGTTTTTTACCGTCTCAAGCCCCGGGTCCGCGGCCGGCTCCCCATCGGAGCCGGCAGGCTTGGTGTCTTCCGGCAGCGGCGGCAGCAGCCCCAGGAACCGCAGGGCCTCGCCGCCCAGCTGGTCCTGCTCCACCGGTGTGAACAGGACATCCAGGATACCCATGGGATTTTCGTCCACGCCCAGTTCCTTCTGCAGGGCCCGGTCCTGCAGCTGGGGACAGCACACATACAGGGCGTGGTTGCCGCAGTGCAGCGCCTCCAAAGTGTCCTTGGCGCTGCCCAGCTCGCCATAGAGCTCCAGCACCGCCTTCTGGGGCGGCATCCGGGCCTCCAGGCCCACGCCTGTTCCGGGAATGGTGAGCATCCCCACCTTCAGCTTGTCGTTTTCCCGCTGCTCCCGCCGGGCCACCAGCTCGTCAAATGTGATTTTCCTGCTCATGAGATCGCCTCCAGGTTCTTCCACCGCTCCGCCTTAAAGGGGAGCTCCCGGTCCACGGATTTTTTTGCCTCAATATTGGCCAGGGCCACCTCGGTGAACACCACGCCGGAAATGCTCCACCGCTCCGTCTGCTTGCTCACCGGGTTGGTGAGGGCGGTAATCAGCACGATGTCCGGCATGATGCCGGTGCGGTAACCCTCCGTGATGGCGGTCTCCAGCGAGCTGTCCTGTTTCTTGTCGGTGATGGTTCCCTCGATGGCGTATCCGTTGTAGATGGGGAAGGTCCCGTAATCCCCGCAGAACGCGCCGTCCTCGAAATCGCCGGTGACCTTCACCTCGATCTTGGTGGCAAGATCATCCCGGCCGCCGTTGATATACGCCTCGCTGCAGGACCCGTGCAGCATTTTCTCTGTCCTCTTGCTCATACGTCCTCCTTACATCAGGGTGACGGCAAACTCCAGGCCGCCCATGCAGCCCAGGATCTGTACGTCTCCCGACAGATAGACCATCCGTTTGAACGGCGTCGCCATCACTGTGGCGTCGTCCCAGTCCGCGGCCTCCGCCTTCCCGGACCCGATCCAGGCGTTCCGCTGGGCGGTCACGTCGATGCCGGCCTTGTTGTCGTGGTCCGGGTTCAGCACGTAGTTGCTGGCGGCAGCCGCCAGCGTGTCGAAGTAGTAGTTCACGGCGGAAATGAACAGCATCTGGTTGGCCTTGCTGTTGCGGTACTTGCCCAGGTACTCGTCCCGGAATGTGGCGGTGATGTCGTCCCGCAGCATGTCCATGGCCTCCACGGTCTCGATGTACTTCATGTCATCCGTCAGGGTTGTGCCGTTGGTGGTGGTCAGGGCGTTCACATCCACGCCCACCCGGACCTCGTCATCGTCGTTAATCAGCAGGAATTTTCCCGCCCCCACCGCGGTATCCGGATCCTCCGGCACCGCCACCCGTGTCAGATTCGGACACAGCTTGTTGGTGGCGCCCTGCTCCACATTGCAGGATGCCAGCAGGCCCGCCAGAGAGGCGCAGTATTTCTCTCCGCTCACCTCTCCCCGGGTATCGGCAAAGGTCACCTTCTCGCTGCTGAGGTTGACAATGTGCATGGAGTCCGGCGCCGTGGCCTTGAAGCAGACGGCCTTCCAGCTCTTG